GTGAGATAGGAAGCACTAAGTCTCCGTTTCCTTCCTTTTGGTATTGTGATAGGTGTATAGCGTATGAAGCACAGTTCTGATCTTGATATCATGGTGGTCGTGGGAGTTATGCTCCGATTGGCCCATTGCCATGACATAGAATTATTATCACACCACGATGACGAGTCTTTCTAGGTGAGTGATGAAATATATTCAAAATTTTCTTTTCTTTGTGTAGTGCGAGTACATCCGCCCTTTCCACGCCGTGAAGTCCGGGTGGCGACCCTTATAACGCTTGTAGGCGACGGCCTTAAAACGTTCATAATATCTTAATTTATTTAAAAAATGACCACTGTTACTGATCAGTGGAGACCAGAGCCTAAGGGCCTGGCTTATAAATTCTGGGATGCAATAGGGTTAGTCGATCACCCAAAACCTCAGGTACCCAGTGTTATTGGTCAACACAACCATATAAAGGGTACTTTAATCAACTTTAAAAAGAGAGTAAAACCCTTAGTTGGTGTTGAACTTAATCCTGGACCTGAAGGAACTCAAGGTGATGCTGCGTTTCTTGCTGATTTAAAAGCTTCGAATCGATCTGATGATCTAAGTCGTCCTAACAGTCGAAATGATTGGTCAGGTAGCTTAGTAGCTAATGAATTGCGGTTGCAACAGCATGAGGAAGAGGGAAAGCGTCAATTGGCTGCCCAAAATCATCGTCCCGATTTGCCTGAGTGGACAGAGGAATATACTAGGCAGTATTTGAGAGATCGTGAAGAGGCCCGAAGGTTGAATCAATTATACAATAGTCAACCTTCGAGTGATTTTGATTTCTCTGAACAGCCTGTTAATCCCCTTGTGTCCACAAAACCTAGCAAACCGGAGGTTCAATTGCCATTAATTGGAGTTGAACCTAATCCTGGTCCGGATAAGAAGAAGAAATTGTCAAAAGCCATAAGAGCCGAGGAGAAGTTAGCTATTGCTAAGTTTAAATCGGGGAGAACACTTAAAGTGAAGCCGTTGGTAGCTCAACGTTTTGCGGCTCCTGTTAATACGGGTTTTACCCTTAGTGGTAGGAAGCCTATTATGAAGACCGTAAATGGAGTTACTACAATAACACATAGAGAATATGTTAAGGATCTTATGTCTAATGCCACAGCCCAGCAATATGAGGTAGAGAGCCACTCAATTAACACAGCGAATTCAGCTATTTTTCCTTGGTTGTCCAACATAGCAAATATGTATGGTCAGTTTCGGTTTAAGCGCTTATCGTTTGAAATTGAATCTTTGGTTGCCACTTCAGTTTCTGGAATGAGTGGATTGGCAGTTACTCCTGATTGTACCGATCCCAGTCCTTCTCAGAAAAGTGAATTTTTACAATTAGTCCATAGTTCCAGAGCCAATGCCTGGTTGCCTAATCGTTATGAAGTTCCTAAGGATATTTTAACGCGAGTGCCGCGTTTTATTACAGCTAGTGCTGATGTTCAAGCGGCCAATGATAAATCAGTTGGATTGTTTACTGTATGCAGTGATGCTTTTACTACTGCTGGGGTACGCTTCGGTGAATTGTATGTTAGTTATATAGTGGAGTTGTTTGATGAACAACCACCATCTTATATCACTATTACTACTACCAACGTTGCAAATTCTCAGCCGTGGTTTAATATAGCTAACACTGTTGTCAATACAAACCAGGATATTAAAGTTGGCTATGAGCTTAATGCTGTTGGTATCGTTGGGAATGATGCAGCTTGTGTTATTTCGAAAGGTTATGATGAGGTAATTATTGTTTTAACAATTTCTGGCACTACCATTTCTGTTGCCCCTACGTTGGCGGTGCGGAATGAGTATGTTGCCACAACTGGAATTACTATTACTACCATAGCTAGTCAAATTAATACAGCTGCAACATTCTTTATTGGCATGTATGTTTTTGGTAAGTTGACCAGTCCTTTTGATATTTCAATAACTGGACAAACAGCGGTTTCATATACTGGCAAAGCTATGTATATGTTTCCGATATCAATTGCTACCGGTATTGTGTCGGTTGAGGAACGATTGAAAAATCTTGAGTCTAGTAAGTCAGGAGACGTGTGGCTGAAGTTAGCTGCCCTTCAAGAACAGCTGGATAAAATCCAGTATTCTGATGCGGAGAGTGATATTTTGCCTAATACAACTCCGTCTCTTACAAACTCATTACTATTGTCTAATATAAAGAATTTGTTAAAATGAGAAAATTGATATATAAGTAATAGAACGTAGTCGTTGCCGGGGAAACCTGTGTGGGTGAAACCTATTGTAGATAGAAATCTAATAGCTGGCGGAGGCCGCGATAAATAATACTCTCCCAAAACAAATTGCAACATGTACACACTTGGCTCTAACGCGAATATTCTTTCAAAAATTACTGGTGAATCCATACGGGAAGTGGTTCGAAAAATGCAGGAAGGAGTAGAAGGATATACGGAGGCGAAAGCAAATCAATATAGAGTTGTGAGAGAGATTGGTGGGAAACCACCTAAAACTCACATGCCCTTGTTGATGTTTTCTCCTGTGCCTACTTTAGCCGTTACTATGTCGGGTAATGAAGTGAGTGAATTGTTACAGACCCTTGTGAGTGGTGGTAAGATTACGAAATTTGTAAAGGAAGAATTGCGTGCTAGGTTTGTTAAAATAGAGGACAGAGTTGTCCCTACTGATACGGAAATATTGCGCAATACTTTACAATATCAAGTGTTGCCTCCGGATAAGGGTCTGCTTTCATTTATTAATTCCGATTTAGTGTTGAGAGAAAACGAGTTGGTTAGAGCTGCTATGCTCTATACCAATGAAATGGTTACAAGTAATGGTACGTTAAGAGGTCAAATGACGAGACTGGTCAAAGGCATGTTGCACAATCCAGTAGTGAACGTAGATAGAACAAGGTTGGTGAAGAAATTGGCGAAATATTTTCCAAGGGTGGATGACGGTGTTAGGTTAGATGATAATTTGATCTTAGATACCTCAGATTACACTCCCACGTGGGAGGCGGATGCTGGGGCACCCTTTGTTGGTTGTAAGAAACGTGACGTTAAAATTGAAATGATTATGTTGGCTAAGAACCTACTTAATCAAATTAAGGATTTTAAAACTGTTGTCGATATCGAGAAATTTGATATCGTTAATAGAAGAGATACCGTCATGAAGATGAAAAACAAATTGGAAATGATGAAAAAGTCAAGTATGGAGGTGAAAGTGAGGAACTATTTTGTGTGCCCTGGTGCTTTGGGCCTAATATTTTCTATATTTCAGGAGTTTTTTGATCGTGGTTGGAAGAACTTAGCGATTGATAAAACCGCGTTGTTAATTGGACATTCGAGTACGCATGGTGGTACAGAAGTGTTGATGAACCATTTGTTAGGTGTGACCGGGGGAATAAGGTTTAAGGTGTATAGTGATGATATCACTATATCTTTTATCGATTCTGAAGGTAACATTTATATAATGGCTGTTGATGCTGAACACCATGATTTATCTTTGACCAGTCAAAATATTCCTGTTTTAGTGAAATATTTTCAGTATGTATTAAGGGATGAGAAAGGAGATCCTATATTAACACAATTAGGTGAGAATATCATGAAATATAATGTTGTTAAAGCTTTTATAGGTCCTGTGTTGGTGAAAGATCTGTTGTTAGTTTATTTTAGGGAAGGTATGAGGTCAGGACTTCCTGGAACCAGTCAATTTGGTAGCCTGTGTTCCGGTTTGCCTCTTGTAGAATTAGCTGATGAACTAAAAGGTCCACAGGACCCTAAGCATGTGGAAACACGTGTGCAATATTATTTTAAGAAATATGGTATGTCAGTCAAACCTGGTACAGAGAAAGCGTTTAAAGTTGTGAATGAAGTAGGGTATGAATCTCCTTTTACTATCTTGGGCATGAGAATGTGTAAGATAGTGTATGAAGGTAAAGAAACATGGATACCCATAGCTGATTTTAATCGCTTGTTTGCTAGTGTATTGAGACCTACCAAGCGAAGTAAGGGAATGTTGGAGATTGAAAGTATAAAGTACTCTATGTTGAGATGTTTTGGTATGGTGTTGTCGGGAGGATACCACTTTCCTGTGTTGTATGAAATTGCTGAGAAGTATTGGAATTACAATATTAAGAATGTGGTGATTGATCCTAATGACATTGAATTGGACGTTCCAGACAATTTAGTGAATGGAGTTAGAGAGTTTAGAAAGTATAATGTTTCCAATCAATTGTTTCCCTTGAGAAAATGGTTTTATGATATATATATATTTGGAAAGGGTGTTGGTGATGCATCATTAGCAAAACCTGTGATGGTGAACACGAATTCATTGAATATAGACCCTTTTGAGTCTGTAGTTGGTTCGATGAATTGGGCTGATATACAAGAAGAGGAAGAAGAAAAAGAAGTGCAATCGACTATCCATCTTGCGGAGCAGGGAAAGTTAATGTTACCTGTTTCTGTTCCTGCGGATGCTTTTTCGATGGAAGTTCCCTCTTTTGTGAGTCAGATTCCTGAGATTGTAGAAAAGGAACTTTTGAGTAGATCAGACAAAAGAGAAATTCGTGCGAAGCATAGAAAACCAATGACCAAATTATTTGCCTCCAAAATGGCTGCAATAAAGTTGCAAAATGACCAAATTCGTGCAGAAAAACTGCAAACCACCGATGGCACAGAAAAACGAAAAGTTGTGCGGGGGAGAGATAAGAGAAGCTCAGTCGTTTTTAGTGACGTCTCCCCTTCTAATAGTGAAGATGAAGGATATTTCTCCATCTAAACGCGTTCGGGTTGTATAATATTTTAATTTGTTTTATTTTCTTTCCGTGGAGCAAATAGCTCGCCC